CATCAATATATTTTTGAACATATACTATGGCGTTTTCTAAGTTAGATATTGATGATACATGTTCAGCAAGTGAACGATGTTCTTCGTTACTTAAGATCTTCCTTGGTTTCATATTATTCCTTTCTGATTGTTGGTTATTTCTTTACACCTATTACAAAGGTGCCGAATGGGGTGTATTGGCGTGTAACCGTTACTATTTCATCATCACCTAATCCTTCTAAGGCCTTAGTCATCCAATCAGGTACTATTAACTGCTTGGATTTAACGGATGAAACCGATTCCTTTTCGTAGCAATAAGTTCCTTTTTTTATCATGTTATTCCTTTCGTTTAGTGGTTATATGGCGGCAAGTTTTTCTGTATAAGCAACTGCTTCATCAAGGGTTTCACATTCCTTATGAGTAACCCAAGTTCCATCAATATCTAACCGATCTTCATTAACCCAATAATCATTCCCAAAAGTACAAACTTGAATACTGAAGTTGGTTCCTTTCAATTCAAAGTTGTCATCTGCCTCCTCAATGTCATCACTTGGGGCAAACTTCCAACGGTTTTGTCGAGCTTTGTAGTCATCAAAACTTTCACCCTTTCGAGGGGGCAAAGTTGCAGGACATTGGTGCTGATTAAACTCAGCATTACTCATCTTTGCACCACACTCAGTGCATTTCACATTAAGGGTATCTTCGTTTTTCATGTTATTAGTTTCCTTTCTGTTTGTATTTATCTATTCAAGTGTGGCCATAGGTGACACACACCTCGAAAAATATGTCGGAAAAGTGTTTGAACTGTCCAATAAAAAAGCCCAAAAACAGCCGGATATGCCCACAAATGGAATTACTTGCATAAGATTAGCCTGGTTGATGGTATCTTATAAGCTGCTTGTTACCAGTGCTTTAAGCATAGGCAAGCCTAACATAATTCTAATTCTCGTTGACGACATGGGCTGGGGCCACAAGTCAATAAATACAAGGGTTAAATGCTTGTTGCCGGTCTAATGTTTAAAAAACGGCTACCCATTTAAGCCCTCAAACACCCACAAATGGCTTTACAAAGGTGTGGCACACCCTTTCAAATAGCGCAGCCATAGGAGGCTATATATCAACATGAAAACTAAACATTATGCCTAATCAAAGGAAGAAAGGAAAAAGGCAAATTACCTTTTTTGAGTGGGAACACAATATGCAAACGCTACGGGACATTGCAAACGAACAGGGAATTTCTTTGTCAGAACTACTACGAACATTAACCAAAGAAGTAACAGCCAAGCATGGCAAAAAATACAAAAACCACAAAAGCGAGGAATGACGAGCAGCAAGCGATAGAGGCTTATAGGGCCGCTTGTCGGAAGGCACACGAAACCATAACTGAACAGGGTTTCTTAATGGCAAAACAATTAAGGGTAATGGTAATAGTTCAGACCCTTTTAATCTTCTACTTAATCATTACAGGTTAAGTGGTTTTTTTTATACCAAGGTGACAGACACCAATCGTAAATTCACCAACAGGAAGCATAGCAATTTTGTTCGCTACATAGCTTCGAGTGAAACAAACCGAAAGCCTAATTACAAAGGCAAACATTCCAAGGGCAAACGCCCTGCTGAACAACGACCAAAAAAAAGGAAAAAGAAATGACATGAAAAAATACAACATAGTTCGATTCTACCTTAAGAAATCTGATGTTGGCCATCCTTACATGGGTGGCATATCTGGAGGCAGGAGGCTTATAAAGAAAGGCCTGACATTAGAAGAAGCAAAAGCACATTGTAACGACCCTGAAACCAGTTCGGAAACCTGTACTAATTCAGATGGCAGAAGGCGGCTTAAAAAGAAAGGCCCTTGGTTTGACGGTTACACGGAGGCTTAAATGATGAATGAAAAACCAAAACACACTGCTGGCCCTTGGGCCTTGGGTTGGCCAAGCGGGAACCTTGCAAGCGACTCAAGAGTGAAAAGTGCAGATGGAGTTCCTTATCGCATCTGGCATACGGTTGATGGAATCAAAAGGAACGGCATTCACAAGAAAGGGGTCGCCCATATTTATGGGGGCGAATACTTGGAAAACCGAATCTTGGAAAAAACCAAACCGATGCTTGAGGAGCAACTAGCCAATGCCCTGCTTATTGCTGCGGCTCCCGAGTTGCTGGAGGCGTGTAAGGCTATGGTTACGAGATTGGACAACAGCCCGTATTCATCCGAATTGGAAATAATGGCACGGGCAGCAATCAGCAAAGCTGAAACAGCACCGAAAGGAGTAAGTATATCGTGAGCAAAAAAAACGAACCAATAATTGAAATCATAGGCGGCACAAAGGAATGGCGTAATGCCTTAAAGAAAAAACTAGCAAAGGAAATAGACCCCAAATCAATCCATGCACCTAATAATCGAAGAACTAAGAAATAACCTTGCTGATTTACAGGCCAAATGCCTTGTAATGACAGAGCGGGATAAGCAACTGGAAAAAATGGTAAGCCGTTGTATAAGTATTATGGCCGAAGCAATGGCATGGCATGAGCATTATGAGGGCAGCATTAGTGCAGCTCCCTGGTATTGTGCAATGGAGGCATTCAGGCAGGAACTAATCAATGGCCCAGGGAAGGATTTAAGCACTACCCTGGAGGAACCGTCTGAGTAAGTATTTTTTTATTTAGAGGTGTGTAACACCTAAATAATTCATGACCATAAAAGAAGCAGCAAAGGAGATGGAGGTTTCGCATTGGACAATCAGACGCTGGATAAGGCAGCGCCTGTTTCCCGTGACGAAAATAAACAGCAGGGTAATCAGAATAGATAAGGATGACCTTGCAAACTTTAAACGCAAACACAAGGTGAAGGAATATACTCTCTGAGTTTTTTTACTTTCGGGTGTGTAACACCCAAAACACAAACATAGTTATGAGCACAGAAATAGTAACCACAAACAATGAGGCTGCATTGCAAATGCAGAAAACGAATAATGTTGCGGAAGTATGCCGGGACATTGTTACCAAGACAGCCATCGACATACAGAAAAAGAAATATGTTCAGGTTGAAGGATGGCAAAGCATAGCAACGGCACACGGTTGTGTAGCCGGTTCCGAGGCCCCTGTTTACATCGATGGCCCTGACAAGGGTTATCAAGCCAAGGGGTATATTACACACATCGCAACCGGCAATGTGATTAGCACCGCTTATGGTTTTGTCGGTGAGGATGAGGTTAAGTGGGCAAACAACCCCGCTTATGCCAAGCAAGCAATGGCACAAACAAGGGCAATCAGTCGGGCATGTCGTTCGGCCTTTGCCCATGTCGTGGTGTTAATGGATGAAGGGCTGGAAGTAACACCAGCGGAGGAAGTGCCTGCAGGTGGGTTTAAAGATAAGAATTATAACCCGACAAGCGCCAAGCAGCATGTGAGGGATATTGTAGCCAACAACAATAATAACGGGCATTGGGCTGCAATGGTAATTCCATTCGGGAGAAACAAGGACAAGTCGTTGGGTGAATTGCCCCCTAATTCCATCAAGTGGTATTGGGAAAATTACCAGCCCAAGGAATACCCTGAAGGCAGTGGGAAGTTTAGCGATGGCGATTTGGCATTAAGACGGGCACTTGATGAATGGGGCGAGGAAAACGGTATGGGTGAACCTGAAGCCGTTCAGGTAATACCCGCTGAGGAAACCGTTCCAGTAGTCGAGGAAGTGGTTATTAAGGAAACTGATGATGAAGTCCCATATTAAGCCCGATGATATTCTTCGACATAGAAACCGGCCCGCTAACAGCATCCGAAATGAACGGGCGCATGCCAGAGTTTACCGCTCGGGCAAACCTAAAAGACGAGGCCAAGATAAAGGCCGATATCGAGGAAAAACGTAATAAGTTTTTTGACAATGCAGCCCTTGACCCGTTTACGGGCAGGGTGTGTGCAATAGGAATGTTAAAGCATGAGGGTGATATACCGGAACTAATCCATTTTAACGGTGATATAAGCCGTGAGAAGGATATATTAAAACGGTTCTGGTATCATTACGCAAACACCGACGAATCTTTTGTCGGCTTCAATATACATAGCTTTGATTTACCTTTTATGGTGAAGCGTAGTTATGTTCACAACCTGGTACTGCCATCGAATATATTCCACTCAGGCAATGTCAGGCGATGGAACGCGAGGTTCATTGACTTAATGGATTACTGGCGTCTGGCGGTATATGCAGAGCGTATTAGCTTAAAGAACTTCGCTATACATTGCGGATTAAAGCCCAAGGAATCAAAGGGGCATTTATTTCATGAGCTTATAGCTGGCAATGACAACGATGTTAAGGAGGCAGAGGAATATCTGCTGTATGACTGCGAGTTGGTGCGGCTTTTATATGACCGCATAGGGCTCTGATGCAAAGGCTGGTGGGGTTTGGTTGTTAAAGCCCAGCCGCTCCGTTTGAGGAATTCGGAATATGCATCACACACGGTGCAAGGTGAATGGAGTCGGAGGAGATCTCCGAACAGGGTAGGGTCGGAAGTTCCCTTCCTTCATGTCGAACACGCCTTGCACCTTTTCAATTTATGCACTTTATAAAACAACCAGCAAAGAAAAAGAGGCGCGATGCAAAGCGCGGTAATGGCGGTAGGATAAAAGCCCTCCTATATCAAGTGGGGTATAAAAAGCATACGAGAGCCGAGGGTTATTGTGTATGGGTCAAAGGCTTAACAGGCTGGAGTCCCACGGGGAACGGTTATCCAATTACGGAAGAAGAAGCAATTAAGCAAGGGAAACAAATAGCAAAGGAGACGAAATCAGAATGGATAGGAGAATGGTCAGGCCTGTTATAAAAAATATAATCGGAATAGATTGTGGAGTTAATGGAGGCATAGCATTTAAGAGCAATGATGTGGCTTATGGTCTTTCTGTAAGGGCTGTTAATATGCCCGATACATTAGAAAAGTTAAGGAGCCAACTGGTTCATTATAAAAATATCGGGAATTGCATTGCTTATATAGAGGATGTGCCTCCTTTCGTTGGCTTTAATCGGCCGGCTGCTAGAATATTTAAACTGGCAAAGAATTACGGTGAAGTGTTGGGCGTTCTAACCGGCCTAAACATAGACTGCGTTAAGGTAAGACCGGCAGTATGGATGAAGGCCATAGGCACAAATAAAAAGAAACACTATAAAACCGATAACGATTGGAAAAATTATCTAAAGAAGTTGGCCAAGATATGTCATCCAAATACTAAAGTTACGCTAAAGACCGCGGATGCCCTGTTAATACTTATATACGCAATGGAAAGGGAAGCTAATGGCAGTCGGACTGTGTAACATTAACAAGCCCATTGCCGAGATAGCCCAAATCGTAGCTTGCGAATATGGGTTTACGGTGGAGGATTTACAAGGCAGATGCAAGGAGGAATGTCTTATCTGGCCGCGCCACCTAGCCATGTATATGTGTTGGGAGGCCGGCCATTCATACAATTATGCATCCAAGTTCTGGAAACGCCATCATGGGGCAATGGCACATGCCAAGGAAAATATCCTTAAGATGTGCACCCAACACAAGGAACTGCAAAAGGAGCGGATTAGGATAGCCAAACTCTGCGGTATAATCGAATAATAATTCCATATAAGTATAGAAATAAAAGGATGCACCTGTATAGGGTCAATAAAAGCAAGCGCGTTTGTTGTTCAGTCAAAGTATATGGAAGATGCGGTATTCGATAACTGCGACGATAACGACCAGCCGTTTAAGGATTGGGAATCGCTTATAAAACATTTGAAGGAGCGATATAACAGCGGAGAAGTATACGAGCTATCTGGTATTCATCAATGAACTATACCGACAAAAACCTTGTTCAATACTTGTATCACAGGGAGCCGCCCAAGGTAAAGGGGTTTAACTGGATAAATCCCCATAACAGGGTAGCCTTGTATCGTTATATGATGGCGCTTTTATGTGATAACCCAAAAAGGGTAGAAGAATATACAGCATACCTTCCACCACTTAACAGGGTATCCAGAGATGCAGCACATAGGGCTTGGAATGGATACAGATGGGAGATTCAATGACCTACACTCAATTAGTAGATTACATATTTAAATGGTGTGAATTAAAGGAATTATCCCCATCAACCCGTATTTGCATTCTAAGCCTCTTTCACCATTGGAGGGGCAAAGGATGCCCGGAATCATTTAAAATGCCTTTACGGGCCATTTGTGAGCAAACCGGGGTATCCCATCCAACTGTATTAACAGCCATCAAGGCAATGGAGGATGGCAAGATTCTAGCCGTCAAAAGGGGTGGGCCAAGGGTTCCCAATACCTACAAAGTTATGGTAAATGTTATGGTAAATGTTATGGTAAATCATGGAGTTATGGTAAATGGGTTTAGTAAACAGGCTTTAGTCCCTAGTACTAGTACTAATACTAATAATATAAATACTAATACCTATAAGGCCCGGGATACAGTTAATCCTACCAATAACCTGACAGTAAACCCCCAACAACCCCGCGCCTCTAATAAGCCAAAAAAACTTTCCATGTGGGTTTTGAGAGGGCAAAAGGAGGCCTGTGAGTCGGAGCTTAAAAGCATCAAGGGCAGGGGCGCGGAATATGCAATGGGATTTGAGTATGATAACCCGGCAGACCGCAAAAGGGCAAAGGAGTTAAAGGTTCGCATTCAGGATATAGTTAAGCAGATGCAGGAGGCGGATACATGAATTAGTGGATGATGTTATGAAGCGGATGTTGGCAGCTGCTGTTGTGGAACAGGCAGTAGTAGATATTCGCATTTCAGAACAACATAAGCTGATAAACCCAAATACATTACATGCTAAGCACAACCTCCCAAAACGACTGCCCAACCTACTTGACAAGGAAGATCTCACCAGTTTACGAACCTTTATCACCCGAGACCTCGATGTGTTTATCGAGGCAACAGGGCTACGACTTTCGGCAGACGCCATCAGACGAGGAATCAAAACCAACAAAGGAAAAGCATTCAAAAGATTCTGTAGCGAGTCAGCCATCCAAACCTATGAACGAAGATGGAAACCAAACCCGCTACAAGAACAACCGGCTCCCAGGCGACAACGCAGACAAGTCCGACCTGGTGGGAAAATGAAAAACTAATTCAAAAAGCCATGCTTTATACCTTGTTATATAAACTGCAACAGCTCAAGGATGACTTTAATGGTTGTACCTCGAACATTATAAGCCTGCCTAATAGTGAAAAGGGTCCTTCCGGGGGTTTCGCTCACGCAGGTGAGGAGGCTGCGCGCAATTTCTAGTAAAAGTGGCAAAAACCATTCCCCACTATTAATTTGCCTAATAATATGAACGGGATTTGTCTGTTAAACTTCTTGTAAAGATTCCTAACTGCTGGCTGGTAACGGCACGGGCTTATTCCATTGAGCGGTATAGAAATCATATAGGCCAATCAACCTACAAGCCGCTTTCACCCGACCACGAATGTATAGGGCTGCTTGGTGAGGTTGCGTTCAGCCTGGCATATTCATTGCCATTAACCTGGGAGGATTTAAATGGTGCGGGGGATACGTTTGATTTTCGTATAGGCAACATGACGATAGATATAAAGACCTATCGCAAGCCAATAAGCCTACTCTGTAAAGCACACAAACAACATGCTGAACGCATTGTGCTGGCAAAATATATTGATGATTCCGCGATTCAGTTAATGGGATGGGATTATTACAACATCATTAAGCGCAGCCAGCCCCGCGATTTCGGTCGCGGCATTGTCAACCATTACAGGGAGGCGCATATGTTAAGGGATATGAAGGAGCTTGGTAACGATATACAACAGACCAAGGATAATTTATGGCAGCAAAAATCAAGGTACACTGTTCACACACAGAGCTAGTTGACATTGTTAAACTGGTTGAACACCCGAACAATCCCAACAAACACAACGACCGTCAGATTAATTTACTGGCTCGAGTTATCCAGGCACAGGGTTGGCGCAACCCCATAACCGTTTCAAGGAAGTCCGGCTACATAGTAAGCGGCCACGGCCGGCTTGCGGCAGCCAAAGAGTTAAAGGTTGAAAAGGTTCCGGTCGATTACCAGGAGTTTGAGAACGAGGCCGATGAGATGGCGCACCTTATTGCCGACAACAGGATTGCCGAGCTTTCCGAGTTTGACCTTTCCGACCTGAGCGAACTGGTAAAGGAATTGGAAGGGAAGATAGATCTTGACTCTGCTGGCATTGATAAACTGTTCAGGGAACAACTGGCAGCCCTCGAGATACCAGATGACAACAAGGATATTGACGAGGGCGAAATGGGCAACACGGAAAACGAGTGCCCCAAGTGTGGTTTCAAGTGGTGAAGCCTCCGACAGTCATAAGCACCTTTGCCGGTTGTGGCGGTTCGTCCCTGGGATATAAGTTGGCGGGATACAGGGAACTCCTGGCGGTTGAATGGGACGACCACGCCGTGCAAACCTTCAAGGCAAACTTCCCAGGTGTACCGGTGTATCATGGCGACATAGGGGAGCTGGGCCTGGATAAATGCCTGGAGGTTGCCGGGATTAAGCCAGGGGAGTTGGATGTGTTTGACGGTTCCCCGCCTTGCCAGGGGTTTTCAACATCAGGCAAACGTAAAATGAGCGACCCCAGGAACTCGCTTTTTGCGGAGTTTTGCCGGTTGTTGGAGGGATTAAAGCCCAGGGCATTCGTGATGGAGAACGTAACCGGGATGGTCAAGGGCCACATGAAGCAGGTCTTTCTGGATATAATGAAAGCGCTCCGCGGCTGTGGTTATAACTGCAAGGCCCAGGTGATGAATGCCCAATGGTATGGCGTACCTCAATCCAGGCAGAGGGTTATAATCATAGGCACCAGGAAAGACCTGGGAAAACTCCCAGGACATCCCAGGCCAACGACAAAACCAATCAATGCGGGCAAAGCAATTGAAGGGCTGCCCCTGGATGATTTACATATGCTTACTCCCCTGGGCGAAAAGTGGTGGCGCCTGTGTCTCCCAGGTAAAAGCTTTTCATCGATTCACCCCAAGGGCCATTGGTTTAACCAACAAAAAGCCCACCCGTTTAGGCCGTTCCCCACAATCTGCAAGAGCGTTTTTGATGGTGCCGGTGTGGCGCACTGGGAAAGGCCTGGGCAGTTATCCATTGCAATGCTGAAAAGGGCGGCAAGCTTCCCTGATGATTTCAAACTGTCCGGCAAGTTTCAGGAGCAGTGGGCAAGGGTGGGCAACAGTGTTCCGCCCAAACTGATGGAGGCGGTTGCCAGGAATATAAAGGAGACAATTTTAAATTGATTTTGGTAATGCAAGAAATGTTTGTTATGCATGAACATCGAGCCTTGCATTCCCCGTGTGTAGCGGGGTTGACCTCAGCCTTGGGTTTACTTGGTGGCTCAAGGCTGAAACTTTAATGTGTGAGTGATATAACACCAGAAATCGCCGACAAGGTGCTGGCTGCAGATGCGGCTTTGGCGGCGAAGAAAATACCGGAAGGCAAAGGGCTGACCAGTTCCCAACGCGCCTATTACCTAAGTGTATCGGGTAAACATAACAAGATTCCGGAAAGCGGCCTGGCAAGCAACCAGGTCGAGCTTGCGAAACTGTTGGGTGTCAGCCGTTCAAGCGTTGTCAAATGGGCAAGACAGGAGGGGGCGCCGAAACCCAAACC